CGCAATCTATTTGTGAAGATGTGGCACCATGGTGCGATAGAAAGCCACAGATAGAAGAACTTTGGACCCTCTATTCTTCCCTTCTAAAATAATGCCTACTTTCTACATTCCCTATGCTGATGAGTACGGTTTCAACTGTGAAATGGCCGCACATAGTGTAGAAGATGCTGAAGATCTTCTAGAAAGTTTCAAGAATGCTTTAGAAGATGCTTCAATCAGTCGATCCTACATTCTGCGCAGCATGATAGAAAGTTTAGAAGATCAGCTAGCTGATCACACAGAATCGGCAGACTAGCCTAGAAGCCTCTAGAAGCCCTCACCATAGAAGCCCGCTAGCTTTCCCCCTGGCGGGCTTTTTGCTGCCCTTCTAGCCCGTCAGGCCGGCCAGTGCTGACAGCTTGAAAACGCCGCGCAGCCTGGTGGTTTGATCGGCGAGGGTATCAGCCACCATCTGAACGGGGTTTTTCCACAGGCCTGTGGAAAACTTTCCACTGATCAGCATTCCTGATGGCGCAAGGGCTTGACGGCCGGCACGATGCCGTGAGAGGATAGGGCAAAGCTGTGGCGCGGTAACGCCGGGGTTCGCGCAGAAAGGCGCCGGGCTACCCCAACAGAAAATGACGCCATTTTTGATCTAGTTTTTCTCTATATGCATACCCGCATCACTCTGGAAAGGCTAGTTCTGCTTTCAGGCGACTCACTGCACGTCCAATGCGAAAGAGTTCTTGTTCGGTGGCATCATTTTTAATTGAATTGGCGCGATGGGAGACAATTGCGACATTTCCCTTCACGTAGCCCCTGGAGCTATCAATTCTGTCTATGGATGGGCTGAAGGGATGGCTGCCTCGAAGGCCGCAATCAGTCCTTGCTTCCCAATGAAATTGTGACCCTAAATAGGGGCAGTGTGTTGGAAGAATTTCAAGAAGATAATTCAAATCGAGATCATGGTCAAGTTTCGCTTTCTTCGCTCTGATTTTGCTGTCTTTGAGAAGGATTTTCAGCTTCCATTTAACTAAATCCTTTTCAATGCAAGACTTGACATATGCTTTATTCGTTTTTCGGTGGCAAGCAAGGCAGTATGCTTGGAAGCCAGTTTTTTTGCTGCGAGCACGAGGGAATGCTGAAAGCGGCTTCACTTCGCCACATTTAGAGCAAGCCTTAGTTCCTTCCATGGAAGGCAATCAATTGGGCAAAGCATAGCCATGGCTTTTGAAAACATAGTGTTGCCATGGCGAATCAAGGCCCCCAAAGGGCCGCCGATGAGCCATATGGCGAAGCTTCGTTCAGAACATTCACCATCCCGTCCTTTCCATTGTTCTTCCAGTAGAAAGGCGGCCCTCAAAGGCCGCCTGTTTCCTGAACGGGAACGTTTTTGTGCAGGCAAGGCCGTTTATGCCTGTTTTTTTACCGCTTGGGAACATTTGCACGCATTTTTCCCTTGCATTTACCAGGCGTCCTGGAGCGACGCCGCTTTTGGGGCGGCGTCTCAGAGCTGGAAGGACATTTGCCAGTCCTTTCTGGAATTTCCAGAATCGATGGTCGTTCTGGAGGCTGCGTGTCCGCTTTGGGGCGGCCACTTGCATGTGCTGAATCACTGGTGAGGCGCTGGCAGGTCAGCTTCAACGAAGCTGGAAGGCGTCGCTCGGTCAGTGCTGTCTGTCAGAGAGCAGCAGTTGCACAATGCCTAGCATAACGTAAGCTGGAGGGAGCTGTTTTTGTCCCTGTTATCCCTGCTTTGGGCTATTGTGGGCTCTGCCGCTCTTGAATCATGAAGAAAAAGCCTCTAAAACGCAAAAATGGTGGGTGGGTGTACTTCGTTCAGTGGGCAAGCAGCCCCTCAATGGTCAAAATCGGCTATTCATCGTCGCCAAGAGAACGTTTCGCCTCTTTTCTCACCTCTTCGCCGGACACGCTGGTAGTGATCAAGATTTTTGAGGGAGATCAGGAAGACGAGAAACTTCTCCACGAGCGTTTTGCTAGTTGCCGTGAGCGCCGGGAATGGTTCCGCCTTTCCCCATTGCTCAAAAGGTATTTAGAGGAGGAAGCGGTTTGTCAGACATTGGAAGCAAAAGTGCAATTTGGCCGTGGCATGGAAGACGATGTGAAGTGGATGCCTTTGAGGCCGAACACTGCTGCGTTGCTTGCCGCGATGCAACAGGAGAAGAGACTGCCGCTGTTCGTCAAGAATGCAAGGCTTTACACCTTGTGGGCAATCAGTGACTTGGATGCGTCGGATTATTTCGTCACTTCCAATGCAATTATTAAGCACGAGGCGAACGACTTCGTGTTTCAAGCGAAAACCATTTACAACCAGCTAGCAATGCTGGAAGAGGAGGGCTTTATTCGGAAAGACAAGGCCAAAACCTTCACGCTGACAGAAGAAGGCGTTACGTTGCTGGCAAACGCAGAAGCTGAATTTGCGGCCACACGCAAGAAGAGTGCTAGAAGCTTGAAAATTCGATAGTCATACCAAAACAATGGGGAAGAAAGTATTAATAACTACTTCCCTTCCATTGTTTCCTCTTTAGCGTGAAGAAATACAGCGGAGACCACTATGTGGGACGATCTGCCTCAGCCCTTCATGGTGGGCGCCATCAAGGTCTGGCCAGCCCATAGCAGGCCCGGCATGCAGTGGTTCATTGCCCACGAGGGCTGTCCGTACTACTTCCCAAGCAAGAGTGCTGCAGTGCTCTTCGCCAAGGATCGCCAATCCATTGAAGATCCTGAAATGCTGTGCGATTGAGCTGAAGAATTGATTAAGGCACCGTAGGCCGTAGCTAAGCTAGTTCCGTTCAAGAGCCGCCTTTGAGGGCGGCTCTTTCGTCTCAAGATTTTCTAATGGCAGCAGAGAAGATTGCTCGCACTGGCAGGGTGCAAAGCTGGATTGACGACCCTTCTGGGCGGCTTCCGGTGAGCTGCACAGTATTTAACGTGCTCGATTCAATGGAGGGTGAAGATGGCATTGAAGCTTCGTGGCGCTTTGTCAGCCACGGTCTCAGAAATGGTGCTGGCGTGGCTGTCCACTTGTCTGATCTGCGTCCTAAGGGGGCGGAGAATGGCAAGGGACTGGTGGCGAGCGGCCCTGTCAGCTTTGGCAAAATCTATTCCACATTGAATGAAATTTTGCGCCGGGGTGGGCGTTATAAAAATGGTGCAATTGTTTTGCACATTGACTATACACACGAAGACGCGCTTGATTTCATCAAAGCATCACGAAGTGAGCTTCCTTGGGTGAAGCGTTGCGTGAATGTTGATGAAAAGTTTCTTGAGAATGCTTCTCAAGAGCTGGTTGCCGAGCTGCTGAAGGGCATCGCCTCTGGCGACATCTGGCTCAATAAGATTCGTTACAACGAGCGCGGCGAACGTATCCGTGCGAACGTCTGTTTAGAAGTGTATTTGCCCCATCGTGGTACGTGCTTGCTGCAGCACGTCAATATGGGCGCTTGCACCATCGAAGACCTTCCTGAAGCCTTCGCAGAGGGCATGCTGCAGCTTTGTGAGCTGCATGCCACTACGGGCGTTGGCGACACTGGTGAGTATCTGCCTGCCGTCATTGATCGCCAAGTGGGGCTCGGCATGTTGGGCCTGGCTAATTTCTTGGCGCAGGAAGGTATTTCCTATAAGGAATTCGGTCTTGCGCTGAAAGATGTGAACGATGGGAAGGAGGCAGCTTTAGCTCCTGGCCGTGCTGCTGCGGTGATGTTGAAACGGGCGATCATGGAGGCCGCGGCCATTGCCCGTGAATACAACATGGAACGGGCGTTTTGCATTGCCCCCACGGCATCATGCTCCTATCGCTATCAGGATTTGCGTGGCTTTACTACAACGCCTGAGATTGCTCCTCCTATTGCTCGTCACGTGGACCGCGATAGCGGCACATTTGGCGTGGAAAGCTTTGACTACGGCAATGTTGAGACGGCGGCAGACGTGGGCTGGGAGGATTACAAGCGCGTTGCTGACGAGCTGGTACGCATGTACCAAGCAAGTGGTTTGTTCCATGGATATAGCTTCAATTCTTGGAGCGACGTGGTTATTTATGACGAAGCCTTCCTTCGTGATTGGCTAGCATCTCCTCAGACAAGCCTCTACTACTCGCTGCAAGTTCTCCCGGACACGCAGCGTAAGGATGACGCCTACGCGGCGCTAGATGACGACTTCAAGAGCATGTTTGGCCTCGATGAGGAGGCTGAGCAGAGTTCTGCGGCCTGTGATCTGGAGGCTGGCTTCTGCGCGGCTTGCGCTGAATAGGGAGTTATACCTCCCCATTGACAAAGAAAAAGGGGAGCTGAGGCTCCCCTTTGTTTCCATCACACCAAACCATCGAACTATACAGCCTCCGATGAGCACTGCAGTGAAGAGCCCCTATCTGGATACCATCGCTAAAAAGCGCCCGTGGCAAGCGGTGCCCGTTAGCAAAGGTGCCGTCGTTTCTGGTAGTGAAGAGACGATTTTTCGTGCATTGGCACTGCGTCACCTTGAACTGCCCGTAAAGGATCTGCTTCAGCAGGGCCTAGAGCGTGATCTACCTTCCACACATGGAGTGATTGAGGCGCTGATGTCCAACATGGAAGATGAGGAGCGTCACGATCAGGCTCTGAATTATGTCGCTGCCGCCCATGGCGTTGATGAGAAGGCAGAGCGTGACGTGATGAACATTCTCAAGGTATGGAACGAGCATCCTGCTCATCCTGTGCATAAAGCTGCCATCCTTGAGCGCTCGATCTTCTTTGTTGCACTGCCTTTCTTCCGTCAGAACGGAGACATTGGTATGCGCACCGTTAGTGCGGACATTAGCCGCGATGAGCGTGTTCACACTGCCATCCATGGAATGGTCGCCAAGGAACTGAATCAAGAGGATTCCGCGAGCTTGAACAAGCTGCGTGCAGCCACTGCTGCATGGTTGTTTGAACGTCTTGGCCGCAGCGAGAATCAATGGCTCGACAAGGACTTTTGGATGCGTCAGTCCGAGAATCTGTTCTATACAGGTAAGGCTCCTGAGATGGTCGAAACGCGCCGCGCTCGCCAGATTGCTTTCTTTGAGGCGGCCAACACCGACCTTCCTAGCTACGGGCGCTGAATAACGCAGTGCATCACTGGACGGAGGAAGACGCTAGGCTTATCGTCTGGCGTCTTTTTTGTTTCTTTGAATGAAACAGTGTGTTAAATGCGGCGAAACGAAGGCGCCGTCAGAGTTCTACAAAGAAAAGAGGGTGATTGATGGACTCACGGCTCGATGCAAGACGTGCATGAAGGGCGATGCGTCCTCTAGTTATGCAGGGAGACGTGAGGCTGTGGCAGCGAGAAACAAGGCAAACTATTCAGCTCAAAAGGAAAAAGACAAATCATTGCGTCTCAACTACGGAATCACGCTCGATCAGTGGAATGAGATGTTTGATTTGCAGGGCCGCCAATGCGCAATTTGCGGAAGCACCAAGCCAAATCATGCAAGTGGTCAATTTGTCGTTGATCATTGTCATGAGTTTGGCCAAGTGCGCGGCATCCTGTGCGGAAGCTGCAACATCATGCTCGGGCATGCGAAGGACGACGTGAATACGCTGTTTGCAGCGGCCATGTACCTAGTCAGCAACTCCACACCAGAATCTATTCAAGAGCGCAAGAACCGCCTTAAGGCCGCGCCTTAGGTTATAGTTACTAGCGATAGAGGCCAAGCCTCTGAAGCGATTAGCGCAAGTTAAACGCTTCATGCTTGGTCCATCATCCCGCTCTGCTTCAGCATCGGGCTGAACGCTCCTCAGGCTTAGCTCTCAGACGGAGACCATTTTGCTGGCGCCAGCAATATGGTCTCTAGGGATGATGCCCAAACAGGGGAGCCTCTGGGAGGCTAAGAAAGCGCTGGGCAAATAGCCCAGAAGAGCCGGGTGCAATTCCTGGCCTTCCCATTGATTCTTTCCCATCGTGAGCCTCTTCGTCACGTCAGACACCCACTGGGGTCACGCCAAGATGCTTACTTTCGTGCATACGGACGGCACTCCCGTGCGACCATTTTCCTCTTTGGAGGAAATGCACGAGACGATGGTAGAGCGATGGAACAGCGTTGTAAATGCTGGCGACACTGTTTATCACCTAGGAGACGTAGCCATCCCGCGCAGTGGGCTGCGCGTGCTGGAGCGTCTCAATGGAAGAAAGATTTTGATTCGCGGGAATCACGACATCTTCAAGATGGCAGACTATGCGAAGTATTTCTACGACATTCGCGGATGCCACTACAGGGATGGGCTGGTATTTAGCCACATTCCCCTCCATCGTGATTGTTTTATTTCAGAGCGCTATTGGGGCAATGTGCATGGCCATCTCCATCGTCACACCGTGATGTATCAAGGAATGCCAGATCCGTTTTATTTCAACGCCTGTGTTGAAGTAAATAACTTTGCGCCGGTAGCATATGAATGTATAAAGGCGCACTTTGCGAATGTCAGAGCGTCGGACGTTCAACACGCCGCTGCGTGAGCCGCTCAATCCCATCATCCATCGCCTGTTGCAGGCAGTGGACTGGCATAATTCCCAATATTTTAAGGACCACAATCCTTGGCACTTAGAGAAGGCAGATATCATCAGGCAATACGTGAGAGAGTTGAAGGCTTGGGTGTATGAGCAAGAGAAAAACAGCCTTTAGGCTTTGGGCTTTGGCCTTAGGAGAAAAGGCTGGAAAGCATGAAAAAGAAGCGGATATTATTGCTCTTATCAGAACTGTTATTCTTTTTTCATACATTGCCACCAATGTGTTTATTGTTGCTGGCGTGATTCGTCACTGGGAAAACAAGCCCCCGACAGGAATTGAACCTGCGACAAGCGCTTTACAAAAGCGCTGCTCTACCGCTGAGCTACAAGGGCAGGAGCAGGGGCGGAGCGCATTAGCTCCATAACGTCCGTGCGGCGGACCCCCTGCCTTGCTTCATCGTTGTCTGTGGACAACAGCAACAGGGAACTTCCCCTTCCCCATTGCAACCGAGGATGCCTGAACCATCCTCTAACCACTTAGGCGTCCCCTCGTGGGCATCGCGAATGCCCAAGAACTATAGCGCTTTTTCAGGATTTCGTAATATTCGCTGGCAATGAAAATTTGCCAATACTTGCCAGCTATTGGCGCCAGGACCAATACACCACGCCGCCTTGCTCTAAGATCCAGCGATGGTGGTGACGCGCGTCACGAAGGGGCACGCAAGTTTGGTGCTTGCGGCCCCAGAGGAAGTATTGCATGCAAACCGTGTCGCCGTTCACACGTCGTACAGACGACACTCGATTGCGTCTGGGTTGAGGCTGCAGAAACTGCCCCAGTGTGTTTCGGGTGTGAAAGGGTGGCTCCTCTCCCGCTGGTAATCAGCCATGGCCTTTTCGTAGGCCCTCATAGCCTGATAAGCCTCTTCGCTATCTGCGCCGTAAGTGTTGAATGCCATGGTGAAAGCGAAGGAAGCGTCTACCACCTTGGCGAATGCCTGGTGGAGGTGTTCGTCGTCCATTGAATCATCCCGAACACTTTCAGGCTAATTCTGTTTCGGAAGATTGTTGTATTTTTTGTTGTTTTTTCAACACCTGATAAACTTTTCGCAGGCGTGGCAATAGCGAGGGTTGATAGAAGTGCTCTGCGGCTAGAAGTTGAAGAGCTGTTTGACGATCTCCTTCAAAGATGGCTAGCAGGAACTGCGCTTCCTGCAGACTAAGCTCAAGCGTTTCCACTTCATGGTCAAGATAAATTCTTGAACATACTAGAGGCTCAGAGGAAATTTTCTAACCAAGTGGCATCATCATCTTTATTGGCAGCATGAATAGCGGCAGCCAAAGCGAATGCATGGTCGTCAATTCCTGTTTGTTTGCCACCAGTTACAGACCATTGACCGCCAGCTTTGTAAACAACAGTGAGGCCCTTAATTTCACTAATAGCCTTCTCGTGATTGTAAATGTTCACTTGGCCAGCATTAAACAATTCGCGCATCTTTGAGAATGCTTTTGTTTTAGAGCTGATTGTCCAAGTGAGTTCCTCAATGGGGTAGTCCCCAGTCAGGGCCTGGATTGTGCCGGCGCTGTTGTATTGGTCCATGACAATTTTGTCAAAAATGTATAGCTTATGCTGCTCGCGTATCCAGTCTTCAACCGCGTTAATGTTCACTTCCTTCCGCCCATTGATTTCAAAATCGGCAACGAAAGTATGGAACTTGTCAACAACTAATGTGCTGCCATCGAAATGAACAATGCATGCTGTATAGTTATCTCGGCCGATGCCACCACGAGCCGGGTCAAGCGATAGCACGTAGGTGCCCATGAAGCGCTCCTCTGGAGGGAGCGCTTTGCGTTTGTCATCAATGCACGCCTCTACTACATCAGGAGAGATGAGGGCTGAGAGGTTGGCGGAGAACTGCGCTCCATATTCCACATTGAACTTATCTGGATCACGCTGCCGCTCTAGGTCCAGGAAATCGCGGGAAATCGTTGGGTTCATCTCCCACGTTGGGAGGTTGACTGCCTGAAGATGCGGGAATCTGCCGGACGCTGCTTCTTTGAAATGCTGATAGAAGAGGCCGTCAGTTAGCCATGGCGAAGACAGTTCCAAGATCTTCCCATCGCTGCCAAACTGTGCAACGGCAGGAGACAGTGCCTGATAGATGCCATTGGCGCCAGAGTTTGCGTCGCCGTCCACGGCGAACGCAAGCTCGTCGAATACGCAAGCGCAACAGGCAAGACCACGAGCTGCACGGCCAGACGTGGGAATGGCCTTGAACACACATCCATTGCTCATCTCAATTTGATCAGCGGTTTCGCGAGAAATCTCTTGCGCGAAAGGGCTATCAAGGATGAGCTGGCGAATATTGTTGAGAGCAATGCGGCTCTGGTCTTGGCTGTTTGCAACAGTGAGAACGTACCATTTCTCCCCTTTCCTCACTTTTGCTTTGTATTTATCTTCCAGAACAAAGCAGATGTAGACGCAGGCGACGGCAGCCATGAGCGTTTTGCCGCTACGGCGGCCCAACGCCCATGTCGCCTGAGAGTAGCCACCCTCAAAGAATGAATCAAGAACTTCTGCTTGCTTCGGATAGAGTTCTAATCGAAGGGCGTGTTTAGCAAAGTCTGAGCATCTAAGCATTTCTTGAGTTCCTCCATAGGGCGAAGAGCTTCTTTAGGAACGAAATAGGAAATGCGTCCTGGTACGTGGCTCTTTTTCCATTGATCCTGTTTTGCATGGGCTGCTTTAATCCAGCCATGTAAACGGATTTCCTGGTGTTCGATGGTGACCAATACCAAGGTCTTTTCGGGGCTTTCGTCAAGGAAGCACGCCAGATCATAGTAATGCTTAGCGCGTGTTTTAACGTCTATATCTGGAGGTAAATCGTAGCTACCACGCTTTGCTTCTTCTTCTTTAAAGACGAATTCCTTGAGGCCAAGATAGGAAGCAACTGCCATTTCACCTCCGGCGCCAAGAACATGCACGCGAAGGGCATCGTGTCCCGCTGTTGGGCCTCGATCTCGCCCAATCTTGCCTTGTCGGACGTTCACTTCCTGACGGCGTTCGCCTTCTGCAATAGCCAGGGCCTTCTCCGATGGAGACAAGTGCCACACAATGTGCCGATGCATGTTGGGGAGCTTTTCAGTACACGACAATGTACCCAGTTCTAGAATGATTGCAATATCAGGATTCCTTATGCATGGCTGAAGTTACACAAAGTGGGGATATGGTGCAGCTCGGCCATGCCACTGCGGGCGGCGTGCGGTCTGACGGACTGCAAAACGTGTTCACCGGCATGGGAACCAGTCGGGACAAAACCACCCGTACTACGGTCAAGCCCGTGTCCTTTATGGGGCACGAGGATCTTGAAGGGCTTTACGCGCATTGGCTGATGCGCCGCATTGTCGATCTCGTGGCTGATGAAAGCACACG